TCATATAAACTCATGATTAAGCCCTCCAGCCTTGGCCGCATTCGAGCAACCAGCATGATTGCCAACCGCGCGAACTACGCTCATGAATGCTTTTATTCCGGGGTCTATTCCCGGTGATAACATGCGCATAATCGATTTTGAATTACGGCCCACGTCATCAGAGATGGCAATATATCCGCTCGTTGCCTTTATCATCGTGCGCAACATTCCCTTTGCTGTTTCTACATCGCCTGCAAGAATGTGCTGGCATATATCGTTAAATACATCCTTTCGTAGCTGTGCGTCTTCCCGCAGCTTCCGAATGAGAAATTGCTCATCCTCTATCAGTGACATAATAATTACCTCTTCGACCAGCCTTGCCACTCTATAACGGTAACGCATATGTTACCCTTGGTCAACGGGCATTAAAAAACCCGGCGCACCGGGTTTGATGGATTTTCGTTGCCTATTCAAGCTCTAAAACGCTATGTGCTTCCGAGTCTGAATAAGCAATCAATCCGTTGTATTCAGGCATCATGGCGCCGTCTTCGGTTTCGAACGCGCAACGCGTGCCGTACTGGATGGTATAGGACGGCTGGCCTTCCTCTTCTGCGAAGCGCGCCAGCTCTTTAATCTGTTCCAAGGTCAATACAATTTTGCTCATTTTTACTATTTCCCTTCGTTACTTCTAATCCCATCCGCTGCGCGAATGGCCTCAAATCTCTTATTGCCTTCATCTATGGTTGCCAGTAATGGATCAAGCCATAACACGGCCTGCGCGTAGGTTAGGCGTCTGGTGGTAACGGCACCAGCATTGGCGCCGTTAGCGCTGGCGGTAGTACCAAGCACTGCACCGGCGCGTAGGTCTTCGGCGTACTTGAGCACCCTGCCAGCAACAGCATCAGGCACATACTGAGCGGCGCAAGACTCACGCTTGATAATCGTCCTGTCTTCATGTTGCCTTTCCTCTGTCTTGGCTTTTAGCGAAATGCCGTATTGGTTCGCGCTGGCAGCAATCTCGTTGTAGCGTTGAAATTTAAACGCCTGCATAGAGGCGACAGATTGTGCCGCGTCGCGCTCGTCAGTCAGTCTGGAAATGGTTTCACCCTGTTTTTCGGCCTTGCTTTTATAGTGGCTTAGTAAAAGTGACAGGGTAACTGATGTGCCACATACCAGAACAATTAACCATAAATTTAATTTACCCATAGATTATGTTTCTTAAAACAATAACTTAATAGCATAAATAATAACTACCCTTCCCGCTCACGCCGGGTAAGCGGCGTGGGATAGCTGGAAGTGCGGCCCGTCCTTAAGTGTTTTCCAGTCGCCGCCCCATTCAATGGGGATGCCAAGTTGTGAGCCCGCCAGCTTAAACGCCTTGGCGATTTGCGCGTAATAATTCCATTCCCAACTAATATCCGCGCCGATATAAGCCACTACATCCACGGCATGGCCGGTGATGTGACGGCTTTTCATCGTCTGGCTTTTGCCAGTGCGCACCATTTCCTTTTGTCGCTCGACGGTGCGCAACCCTTCGGTAATTCCAAAATCTACCGTTGATAGCGTCAGGGCAAGGCGGACGACCTGTACCAAGTCCGGGTTAACCCCTGCTAATTTCGTCTCGCTTTTCTGGCTGAGTTTAAAATTATTTCCCATTGGTGCTTCCCCCGGTGCGACGTTCGATAATAGATAAAATGATGGCGCGCAAGTTATCAGCGCCGATAAATCCAATTAATGGGCCAACGGCGGGCGCCGCCTCTTCTGGTAGTCCCCAATGCTTAAGCAATCCGCCAAGGCTTAATGCGATTAGGGCGCACACACAACCGCCCATTAACGAGAAAAGCCAGCGTTTGCCATCCCTGATGGACATCATCGCCGCGATGGAAAAGGCACTGACGGCGGTGTAAATCACCGGCGCGTTATCTGCGATCCAACTCATTGTTTCAACCCAAAATCCGTGATTTGTTTGATGGCCCATAAGCGCCTCAACCTGCTGTGTCTGTGTCAGAAAAATAAAGGCTAAAATCACCGGCAAACGCATCAATACTGGCGTATTCGCCACCCTGACGATTGCGCAACATCCCTATTGCTGCGTCTCCCGCATAGCCGGAAATCTTGCCGCTGAAAAGCTGCATAACGTCCGGTCTGAGCGTGATTTGTGACAGTGTCACATCATTATCCAAATCACTCAAATGCAGCCACCACAAGCGCGCGTAGGTTGCATAGAAAATGCGTATTTTGTAATTGCGGCCATTCAGGCTGATGGTAAATTCTTGGTCAGGCTCTGACGGCAAGAGATCGATTTCATAGAACGTGCGGGCCATAGCGAAACCTCAAAAGAAAATGGCATTAAGGGTGCTTTGCTTCTGCTTCTCGTCTGATGCAGGCTTGGCCGATTTTTTCCCCGTATTGGTTTTACCCTTCCCGGCTGGTTTTTTCGTCTTGCCTTTGGATGGGGCTTCGCCTGTGGTGCGATTGAATGAAACGAAGTTCACGCCCTTTGCGGATGCCTTTATGTTGAATGCGGTTTTATCGGGGGATACTTCGACTTCAAAACCGGTGAATACGCAGTTTGGAATAGCGTTAAATGAGGTGTAGACCGATGCGAGTTCTTCGGTTCTATAGGCGTTGTCTATGCTGGCAACCGCACTAGCTGCGGCGGTTGCGTCAAACACCTTGCTTGCGTAAATCAGGTAGTTGGTAACGCCAGTGATAACCCCCTCAAACTCAATTGTGGGGGTGTCCGTAACGATGCCGTCAGAGACCTTATAGCCAATCTCTAGTTTGGATTCAGTTACCGTGCGTTTGTTGGCGTAGCGCTCACTGGTCTTGACGTCAAAAGATACCGCCAGACCAGATTCAAGCACGATGATTGCCTTAGATGTGGCGGGAGCTACAAGCCCGCCCGGACTGCTTTTTGCCATGCTGCCACCATAAAAAAATCCACCCTTGAGAGTGGATTTTAACGTGGCTGACAAGCTTTTGTTACGCGGTCACTTGTGGCGCTATGGCTTTGGCTCTTCGGTTTTATCAACTTCTTCTATTAGTTTTGATGCAGAAAAAACAATTACGAAAGGAATCAGCGCAATAGCGATAGCTCGCACACAATACGCCGTCATTTGGAGTGGATTAAGCTCACTTGATAATCCATTCCAGATTAGTTCTAACAAAGCATACAGTGCGCATAAAATCGCCACTGACCAACAAGCCCTACCCATAATCTTCTCCAAGTTATCAATCACTTTTTCCTGTTATACCTCATTGTGCGCCTGATGTCTCCGCCATGTTTGGAAATGAATTTGCACCAACAAAAGTATTGTATGTGCTATCCAAAACGTTTGATGCTTGCTCTTCGCTTTTCACATTTATTATTGGATTAAAATTATTGGTTATTTGGCTGTTTTGAGTTTTCGCGCTCGATGATGTCACTGTTGATTGTTTCGTCGCGCCCTTATCTTCATCCATAAAGAAACCAAGCAGTCCATTTAAATCTTCAAGGATATTATGTTTGGGTTTTGCTGGCCCCCACTGCTCTAACTTTTTCTTGTTTTCTTCTGGGCCAATCATATTGCTTGTTAAACTTGGCAACCCTTCGCTAAGGTTATTTTTCATGCTTGTGTAAGCGTCGCTTATTTTTTTCATCCCGCTTACTATATTTGGATATTTTTTTTCAAACTCATCAAAACTACCAAACATGGAATCAAAGATGTTACCGCCGTTTCCGTCCATCCATGATTTAAAATCGCTGAATACTTCAAGCAATAACCAAATAGCAGCGCCAATAGCCAAGAAAGGCCATATTGCCGCTATAACAGGAGCGGCCAGAGCAGCAAACCCCGCGCCAATCGCAGCCAGTATGCCTAACAGAATGTTTTTTTTGCTTTCGTCCGTGGTGGTAAGCCAAAAATCAGCGGCGGCATTGGTGGTCTTTTTAAATGCAGGCATCACATGGCCGACCAACCACCCCGTTAGCTTTTTCCACTCCCCGCCGCTGGTAGCTTTTGTCAGGAATGAATTCCAGTCATTTTTCATGACCGTTACAACCTGCCCCCACGTCCAGCCCTGTTTATTAAGCTGGCTCACTACATCGGCGGACATCTTGCTAAACGCTTTTACCATCACTTCGGCGGTTAACTTCCCTTCCTCGGACATCTTACGCAGCCCTTTTACATCCGTGCCGAATGCTTCCGCCACTTTCGGCGCCTGCGTGCCGATTGCCTCCATAAAAGAGCGGAATTCATCGCCGCCGAACCGGTCGGAGCTAAACGCTTGCCCCATCTGGTAAAGCGCGTTGCTGACCGCTTGGCTACTCCCACCACCCAATTGTAGAGCCCCTACAAGGCCCTGAGTGGCTTTTGTTACCTCTTCTTGCGATAGCTTCAACTTTTCTGTTGCGGTCGCCATATTGGTGTAGGTGGAAACAAACGCCTCGCCATCGGTGCGCACATCGTTTGCGGCCTGATTGAGCTCAAGCAAGGCATCGCGCCCGTTGCCGATGGTCTGCGGCAAACGCTCCAATTGTGCTTCCTGCTGCTGTATCTTATCCATGCTATCGGCAATGCTGGACAGGCCTGCGGCCATTGCGTAAGCAGATGCGGCGCCGGCCAACATGGTTGACGGGTCAATAATGGGTTTCCCGCCACCCGGCATCCTTGGTGACTTTGGTTCTTTGGGCGATTTCTTTCCGCCGTCACCCCAATCTATATTGGAAAAGTCGAAGTCGCCAATAGATGGCTTGCGCTGCTGCGCCGCCCATCCCTGCGGCGCCCGGACGATGTCGGGCATCTGCGGCATAGGGTTAAACTGAGGCCCTTTAGGTGGTGGCAACCCATTGTTGCCGCCGTTGTAGCTGAGCGGTATTGGTGGAATAGCGCTACTTGCCGGTTGTCTTGGTGGCGGCGTAGGTGGCACGCCGCGGTTAATTAAGTGTGCACCAAGCCCACCAGCGGCGGCGCCAGCAGCCACACCACCAGCAGCAGAACCACCGGCCCGGCTAACACCCGGTGGCGCATACGGGCTGCGCGGCTTTAGGTTATTGGCGTTTCTAATTGCCCGGTCTAACTCTTCAACTTTACGCGTGGCCGCGTCAATTTCTCGCTGAAACGATTTCAGCCCCGACAAGTCAGGGTCAACCGATACTTTCGTAACTAGGTCTTTGTTTTCTTCTGTCATTTTTTCGGCTCCGGGGTGAGCGCTTTGCTTACTGCTGAGTCGAACGACATCACCGCGGCGGCGCGCATGATGTCATCGAAGGAGGCACGGCCTGATTTGATGGCGTCGAATGGTATCAGGCCGTTTTCAATCACTCGCCAGATGATTAACTCTGCTGCGATTGCTGGGTCAAGCTTGTCAGCAAGCCGTTGAACAGTTGCTGAATGCTTGTCTGTAGGTTGAGGGAGAGATCCACGCCAATATTTTTTTTTAACCCTTCGGCCACCGGGATAATCGAAAACTTAATGCATTCGAAAGCCAGCTTGTAAACGTCAGCAATGGTGTTGGGGGTAAACACGATGTTGAGCGCCGCCCAATCGGACAAGTTAATGTCACCGTCCAGACAGCGCGCCTGTGACGCTTTCAGCAGCCGGAACAGGATTTCGTCGTGGTCTTCTTCGTTCAGCAGTTCAAACACCTTGCCCGCGGCCCCCATCAGTGATGTTGATGTGTTGATGCCGTGCTTTGTCAGCAGTGTTGCCACCTTCAACTTGAAGTGTATTGCATCAAAGGCATTCATTCGGACAATGCTGTAATTTTTGCCGTTAATCTCGATGTTGCGTTGAATTTCTTCGGTCATATCTTAGCCTGTCGGGGGCTCATCGCCCCCGCCTTTTAAATGATAACGGATTTCACTTCGCCGGTGATAACTACCCAATCCAGCGTTTGTGCGTTGGTGCCATCAGGCACGCCGTCTGTTGGCTTTTTCTGAATCATCGCAAATGGCAAAGAATGCGTAGAGCCGTTGCGGATATTGGTTAATGAGGCAGAAAATACCCGTTTAGATGAATATGCGGCGAACAGCACCGCATTTGATGCGGATGTGCGTTGCGTCGTAAATGTCAGCGTGCCGACCTCTGACGGGTTTTCTACAAAGCTCCAATCGCCGCCAATGCCGGAAGTGACCGTGTTTTTGTCGTCTGCCATTTCCAGTTCAATATTGCTATCTTCCGCAAGACCGATAACCGGCGCATTGGCTACAGTAATAATCCAGTCCTTAGAGGACATTTGGCCTAAGAACATAATTTAAATCCCGTAGGTTAGTGCGTCGCCGACCGCATCAACGTGCTTGATGGCGTACCGCAAGTAGAATTTGAACTTGATGGTCACATCGCCCTTAATGCGCTGCGCCGCGGAGATTTCCGACATAGAGGGCCGAATAACGGTATAGCCTTTGATTTCCTTCTCACCATCAGTGAAATCTTGCATGATGCCGCCCGCCGTCTGCCCCTGAGCCAGTGAGCTTTCCATGTTTAGACATACAACCTCGATGCCTTCCGGGTCGTTCCCTACCTTGTTTTGGTTCATGAACAGCGTCGCAAGGTTCTTTTGCATCAGGTCGCGTTCCCAATAACAGAAACGTACTACGCCAATATCTTCACCGCTGCCGGTAGTGCCGGGATAGGTAACAATTACGTTACTCCCGTAATTTTCATAGGTGTTGCCGTTGATGGCCTTGATAGTCTGATAATCAGCCTCTGAGAAGTTATCAAACTGAACGCCGGAAAGTGCCTTGATGGCCCATGTTTCGCTTCCCGGCGCCATCGTCAGGCAACGCCCGGCAATCGCCCCATCAAGATAGTTGGAGTCAATGCGCGTGGTTATAGCGAATGAGCCAGCCATTTGTTTATCAAAAAGATATTGGGTGATGCCCGATTTCGGCCAGTCGGAATAGATAGCGCCGCCATCATCAACCAAAACCGCCATTTTGTCTTGCTGGGCCTCTGTCCAGTCTGCAATTTGCTTTAGCAACGATGGATCACGCGATGTGGCCATCTGCATGAACCATTCGTTGTTTTGGTGCTTGATGTCCCTAATCGCGGTGGTGTAGCTGTCAGCAGCAACCACGGAAAGCCCCACGCTAACATCAGCACCGGCAACGAACACCACGCGGCCAGACACCTGAAAGCGGTCTGTGTGTTGTTCGTCGGCTTTGATGTCCTCGGACGCGGTGCCCGTCCACGTTGTACCATCAAAGGTTGCTGTGTGCACCGCATCACCTTTAACTGTGGCGATGGCGGCTTTAACGTCTTCTTCCCCGGTTTCTTTGCCATTGAGCACAATGCAAGTTGAGGTATACGCGGCGGACAGGTCGGCAATAACCACTGTTGATGGTTTTGGCGTCTGCGAGAAATAAGCGTTGGCCGATTTTAGCGCCGCCCCAGACACACCGGCCTCAATCACATCATCATATTCACTGAACGGTAAAACGATTTTTTTAACATCATCAATGGTGATGCTTTCAAAGTTCTTGATTGTGACGCCATAGAACCCCGGCGCGGGTGACAAAATAATACCCACGCCAAAGTTTGCATACGACGCCGCCCGCGTTTGGCGCGAGATATTGACGCTAAATAGGCGGTTTAAATTTGCCATTTACTTTTCCCCTGTTGCGGTAACGGTCACGCTTGAACATTCTTCATTTACGGTTGCAGACGTTAACCAACCCTCTGTTTCGTAATGGCGAAACGTAAAGGTCATGGTTAGCGATACTTGCGCCATTTGCTGATAAACGCGGCCACTGATAAGCGGCGTGCTGTTTTCCACCTCGCCACATTTCTGAATGGTTATGTTTCGGTCAAACTGCCAGTAACGCCCACGGCGACCGGACAGCACGGCGAGGAACTCAGATAAAAATTGATGTGCCGTGGCCGCGCTGCGTATGAAAAGCACATCAGCACTACAGGCGAAATCATAGAAGCGCACGCCATCAACATAACCGGTGTTGAAATAGTTAGGGTTTTGATGCGATGACGAGACAAACACGGCGCTGAAATCGTTATCCGGCTCCGGCATAGTCTGTGTTGCATAGTATGGGGATTCGTCTTCCATCAACTCCACCAGCGCTTGCCGGGCTCGCACCTGCGCCACATAAGCGGCGCCACGTTGAATGGATGGCTTTGCCTCATCAATCGAAAGCATACCCACGCCAAAAGTTACAACATCACCAACAAACAATGAGAGTGGAATATCAACGGGTAAATCTTTACTCATGCTGGCCGATGTGAGCCGCACGCCGACCACTTGCAATGCGCTATCCCCGTCAAACGGGTAAAACGCAATCGGCATCAAGTTACCGGCTCTTTCTAATTCTGCCTGCTGGCTTTTGTAGGCTGGATACTCAACCACACCGGATGGCGATAACAGGTCAACGGTATAAATTTCCATTAAGCCCCCATCCTAGATTTGGCTTCGCGGTCGGTCATGGAGTACAGCAAGTAGGTGAAATGGTTGATAACGCCGTTTTTCCAAATCTTGCGGGCAACCACTTCATAATGCTGGCCGTCACACAAGACTAAGGCGCCGTTATCCTTGCCCTCTTCGGTGGCCGCTAATTCAACCTCGCCGATGGCAATCATGTAATCTTCTACCTTGCGCCCGGTCAGGTACGCGGCAAACGTCTTTCCGTCGCCTACCGGCTGCATACTCAACATGGCAAACCCGGCGGGCTTGTAGCTCTGCTTATAGAGCCCAGCGTGCACCGATGAATCGTTGGGATGATAAATCCTTACCTGTCTTCTCATGCTTGCTTCCAGTCCACCGTTTGAACCATAACCCCGGAATGAATCAGCGGTTTAGATGATTTTTTCCTTGCTCTGGTTACATCAGCATTTGGCTTATAAAGCGCTGATTCTCTGATTGTTTTTCGAGTGATGTTCTTCGACTGCTCACCCAGAATTTTTACGGCCTGACTTGAGGAAATTTCACCCCGCATAACTCGCACTATCAGGCGATGAAACTTAGCCGACTCGACAAAGTCCGCTATTCTGTCCGCTGAATACGTCATGAAAGGGCGCGCCGGTATGAGAGTCCATCCCATAGCGTTCTTCGTGCCAAAGTTGTTATGGGCCGCGTATGCCGCTACATCGGTGCCGTTATTCTTCTTACCGCGATGAATACCAACGGTTAACCGAATGCCCGCCAACGCTTTTTTTCGTGTGCTAATGACACGGTCAAAGCCTTTGGTGTTGAAGGACGCGCCCCCTTTCATGATGCACTGCCAAGTAATACCGCACCGCCGCGGCTGGCCCGGATAATCTGCAAAAACTCTTCGCCAAACTGAGTGCCACGCCAACCAGATTTGCTTTTACCGGTCTTGCTATAACTAACGGCCACTTCCCCTTCTTTCTTGCTTGCAACATCCCTGATGCTGGAAAGCCCCTCAATCGCGATACCCTGATGTGCGGCAACGTAAAGCGCTTGCATATAGGTTTCTTCATAACCGGCATCAACGGCGGCTTTTAGGTCATAGACCTTGGCGCACTGCTCCGAAAGGGCGCTGATAGCGCCCTCGGAGACTTCAAAGCCCGGCAAAATAATATTTAGCCAGTCCTTAATCGTCGTCACTCGTCAACACCCCGCTATGCTCTTCCATTTGCTTTTTCGCTTCGGCTTCGCTCAGGGTCTTAAGCTGGCCCTCGCCCAGCAATTGAGCCACGCCGGATTGCTTAAGCAGAGACTCCGGCACTTCTACTACCGCCAGCGGCGCAACAATGGTGTTGGTTGCCACTTTGCTATTTTTCTCACTGGTGCCCGCAATATGAACAGTGCGGGCGGTGGTGTTGGTCAGGTATGCAGTTTTTTCAGCAGCCATGATTAAAGAACCTTCGTAGATTTGGCGGCGGCGAGCGGCGCACGGGTGATAACACCGGCAGTCTTCGACATGCACGGCAAGCTAATGTCCAGCCCGCTACGCTGTGCCGGTAATTGACGGAACAGAATAGGCGTAGCCTGAGCGAAGTGACGTTGGTTCATATCAAACGCCATGATGGCGCCGTCATCGTCCAAATCACTGTTTTTGCGGAATGTAATTTCAGGATATGCAGCGCGCAGATAGCCCAACAGCGTTGTTGCCGTGCTTGGCATCGGCGCACCCTGAACAATCGTCCACGCCGTGGACGGGAAATGTAATTGGTTGGTGTTGTAGATTTTGGAGTTATTCACCGCGGAAATTACCGCCACGATGTCTGACAAAATATCCAGCACCGCCGCTGTACCCCAACCACCCTTAACCGCCACAATCGGGATATTTGGATGGTCTGAGAAGCCGACAATGTCGTATTCCGAATCGCCGTTCCAAATGATGTTAGACACGGTGCGCTCGTGGATCTCGCGACACTCAACACCCAGCATTGGATCAAGCGCAACACCCGCGGTGGCCGCGCCCAGCATATCGTCATAGGTGTAACCGTAACCCAAGCCTACCGGGTACATGCGCGCGAAGAACTTTTGACCCTTCACGGACATCATCGGCATATCCGTACCAAACGAGGCCATGATTTTTGCCATACCCTGTGCGCTGTACATGCGATATGCTGCCCACTGAGCACCCTCGCTGATGCCGGTTTCCTGCGGGAACAGGGATAACGCCACTGGCGCTGGCATTTCATACTTGTAAACGGTGTTTGAAATGCTAATCAGCTCATCGGCGAACAACACCCCTTGCTCATCGGTGTTAACCATCACCTGCTGTGCCATCGACTCGGCAACATATGAACTCATCATCTGTGCCAATTGTGTTTTATGCATACCTTAAGCCCCTGAAACTGTTACAACACCGCCAGCAGTTTTTCCGCCGTCCGTTGTCGTGAAAATAATATTGACGTCGCCGGGCGTCGCATCCAGCTTCACTGTTGCAAGCCCCGAGTTATCAACCGTCGCTTTAGCTTCGTCACTGCTTGACCACACCCCGGATTTATCGGTGGCGTTGTCCGGCTCAACGGCTGCGGTAAATTGCATCGTCTCGCCCGGCGCCAGCGTTTTAGCTGCTGGCGATACTGTTACCCCGGTCACTGCGATTGGCGCCGGGGGAACTACTCCCCCAGCAGCGCGCCCGACTCAACGCGGATTTGAGCCACGCCGCCTTGTTTCACCGTGGAATCAAAACGGAATTTCGACTGGCCCGACGCCAACACAACCCACTCCATATAGCCCGTAGTCGCATTGCGCGCGCCGGGCGCCGCCAAATCGCCTTTTTTCGGCGTTTCCCCTGCCTTGACGGCAACCCAGATTGGGCCAGCAACGGCAATGCCAATGTTGCTGTTTTTACTGACGGGGTAAGCACCATCACCGGTGGTGATATTGGGTGTTAACGGGAAATTGCTGTGGGAACGCACCGCGACGCCGTAAGCAAGCTTGGCGTCATCCGCTGCGGCCATCGGCAACACCGTTGAATCCGTACCGTCACCCAGCTTTACCGCGTCGCCGGGGGCGATAGCGTCACCGGCGCGGCAGGAATCAACCTCAGCCGAACCGCGGAAACTTGGCAGTACAACCAAATTTCCCGGTAGCGCGGCGTCATATTGGTCTTTAATGGTGGTCTGCATTATTTATCGCTCCCATTGAAGATGCGCTTTTGATAATCGCTATGGGTATTTTCTACCCCGTCATTGTTTACCGTAGCGCCGTTATTTTGGTGGCGCGGGCGCTGTTCAAACTTCTTGGCTGGCTTTTGTGCCATCGCAATTGAAAGCGCAACATCAATTTGCTCGTCGCTATAACTGTCGGTATTGATGTCCGGGAGCGATTTTTTAATAACGGCAAGCTTGATGGTTTTTGGCTCCATGCCCTCAGTGCTGATATTCAGCTCTTTGGCCTTGGTTGCCAGCAAATGTGCCTCTTTGCCGTCTTTGAGGCCGCGCTCATAGGCTTCATCACGCTGTGAATCGAGATTCACAACCTTGTTGTTGGCTTTCAGCAATTGCGCGCTGAGCTCGCCGTTTTCTTTCTTAAGCTTTGCGTTGGCGTCTTTCAGCGTGGTGTTTTCCGCCTGAATTTCGTCAACGTTGATTTCATTAGCCATTGTTTTCTTCTCGTCAATGTTAAAGCGCGCTGCGCTGTTACGCGGATTGCGACAAATGGTTAAGTGATTGTATTTAATCCCTTTCTGCACTGTGTCGTATTCGCCCCACGGAGATTGCCCGGCTATTTTCTCCTTGCTGTCACACTGGTAGCCCAAGGACGCGCCGCGCAGGCTCTTATCCTGCTTGATGAGATTGATGCTATTACCGTCCTGAATCAGTACGGTTGCCACCAGCCCATCACCAACACGGCGAGCATCTTTAACAACACCGGCAACCACGCTGCGGAAATTTTTCTGAGTTACCCTTCCGCCCGCTGGATGTAGTGACACCGTAACCGGCATGGCAACAAGGGTACGAATTGAATCTTCGTTAAACAATTCTTTTTCCGACCTGTATTCTCTGGCCGTAAATGCATCCCCTTTGCGCTTGTCGTAGACCAAAACGCCGGGATGGCCTACAGGAATATCAATCTTTAACCACCCCTCCGGGGTCTCTTCCCAACTGCTCACCGCATCGGCGTTGACCTGCTCCACCTCGGATGCGTCGAGGTTAATTTCTGTACCGTTTGGATATTTCATTTTCTGCCTCTGCTACGTCATCTTCGTCAAACAACCATTCCGGCCAGCACCGGCAAAGCTGCGGTTGCCCCGGATTGCCATCTGGCGGCGGTGATGCCGGGTTAAATGCTTTGTTTTCACGCTCTACATGGCTGTGGCGTTCGCGCTCATCTAACATGCCGTGCCAGCGGTATATCCGCATCCCGGCATCTTTGGCGTTGGCGTAAGACACATCCCATGCGTGGTTGCCAATTTCATTGCGCGCAATATTTCTGGCCCTGCGTATGGGTATTTCCATTTGCTTTGAAAGGTTCTCGGCCACCCAACCAAGGCCGCGGCCCTCCCTTATTCCTTCCTGAATAACTTGAATTCCCCGCCTTAACGCATCTGCGCTGATGTCCTGAATTCTCCCCATGCTGGATTCCACCCAAGCTTCCGATAACTTGAGCAACTCCGGGTTATTTTCAAATTTATCAATGCTGATTAGCCCGCCCATTTCCCCTACCGGTAGCTTTACGCCCGGCGCCAATGTGCGATTTTCAGCCGCCCGGATAATGATTTGAAAATCATCCGCGGCGGCGTTGTAAATATCGGTGCGGGCGCTGTTCAGTGCGGGCATGGAGGGGATAACGGAGGCATCAACAAGGGATTGCGAAAGTGCGGTAACGTCTGCGGCTACCGCTCCGGTAGTGTCGGCGGTTACTGCTGCGCCGGTGCGGAGATCCACCAGCTTTTCACCATCGACTTTGAATCGCTGGTAATAATTCTGCCAATAGCTATCGGTAAGCCCAAATTTCGCGCCGGTAATATCTGCCTGAATGCCAGCAGCGTTACGGGCCAGAATTTGCCGGGCTCCGCTGGTGTATGCGCTTTCCTCTTTGCCGAACCCGTCCGCCAATGAAGTTAAAAGAGATTGGCTAACATCGGAGATAATAAACGCAGGCACGGCCCCAAATTCACCATAACCAATGAGGCTTGCAATGACTTTCTGCAATTGGCTATCTTCGGCGTAATCCGTTGGCCTTACCGCCATGAGTAAATTTTTCACCATCAATTTTTGTTGTGCTTGCGTCATCCGCGACCAGTTGCCGCCCGCCTTGCGCTTGAGGTAGCTTTCAACCTTCTTGGCGGTCTTCGGGCTGAGTGCGCCAGCGGTGATGGCATTAATGCTGATGTCTTTGCCGTCTGATGCATCAACGTTGGGGTTTAGCATCCCCCCTGATGCGGCAATAGCGCGGTAGCATTTGAGGCAAGCGGCCTGCACCCAACCGGCAAATTGGCTGGCTTGGTCGCCCAGCCGCTGAGCCAGCACCATTTCAGCGGCGAGCGGGTACGCCCCGTTATAGCGAGGTTTATTCTTGCTCGTCATCTAAATCACCGTTATCGCCGCCAGCATCTTGAGGCATTCGCTCGGAAAGCAACGGCACAGCCGCATCCGCTCTGGCCTGCTCGCGCGCCTCTTCGGATGTGATGGCGCGCATGTCGTAATACATCTTGACCGTTTCGGCCCGCAGTTTGTCGGCTTCCGCATCCCGGCGAATATCGCCCTGCGATTTATTCGGCACGAATTTTGCGCGAATTCCCAAATAGCGGAGCGCTATTTTCTGCAAGGTGGGAACAATGAAGCCCGACGACTCGGTTTCAACAATCCTTTGCCAAACCTCATCGCCGGAATCATCGTTATTGCTAATGCCTGCGCTTGTGTTGGCTAATACCGATACCGGAAATCCTGATTCAGCCGAAATAACCCGGATGGCAATATCTATAATCTTGTCTAAACCGGTCATTGTTGACTGCAAACGGGTAATTTCTTCCTCATCATCAATGGCTATCATGTCATTCAACATGCGCGTTGCCGCAATGCCACCCAGACGGCGCGCGACTTTCTGCTCCCCTTTCGGGGTGTCGAGGTCTTCGTTTAACTCGGCACGCTTGTAAATGTCCTGAATAGACATTGCGAGGATTGAAATAACAAGCTCATGACTCAGGCCAAGCCGTTCTAGCGCTGCATAGACCCGCGCCAAGACAGAGACGCCAAAGTAATTTCCCGGCATTTGGTAGAGCGTATCCGCTTCGGCATCGCCAAGGAGAATGGAATCTTCTTGCGGTATGTATGCAGTGCCGCCCATTGGCGCCTTAAGCTGAACAATCCAGCCGACCGGCAGGCCAAACATAGGGGAATTGTAATCGTTGTACCATTCGTTGCTTGGCTCGGCGCGGTAGCCGGGGTGATGGCGGATAAATGAATCGCCCAACACAATAATGCTATAGCCCGCCGCACGCCTTGCGCAGCAGGCATTTCCTACTTTCTTCCAGACCTCCCAATCATCAAAGAATTGCTGTATTTTCTCTGCGTCGGCGTGGTCATCGGTAACAATCGAGTATCCAGCCAGCATGGCCGCGGCCACTGGTTCAGCTACGATGCGGTGGGCTATGCCCGACTGTGCATCCAGCATCAAAGCATTATGCGGAATCATCCCGGCACTGATACGCGCCATCATGCGGCGTGCCGTTGGCGATGACATCCCCGCCGCGCCCTGCGCACCGGCTACGCCGCTCATTAAACTGACATAGCCATCATTGTTAAATTCTACTATGCCGTCTTTCGTGAGTATTTTTTCACTCATCATAAGCCCCTAGCCCTGATGTCAATTTTAAGGCGTGCGGAATTACTGCGTCTGCATAGTCCGTGGACACACCCAACCGTTTTTTAATGGATTTCTTACTTTCAATTTGAATTTTGTCTTCGGCGTTGGTTTCCCAAGTAACGCCGGTGGAATCAGAAAGGATGCGCTCTCGATAGCGCCGCTCTATCTTGTCTGAAAATGCAATCATGCCGTCAGGTGGCTTAATGCCGGTATCAAGATAACGACACGTATCATTTACCCTGTCTCGATATGCCCACCAAGCTTGCGCGCGGAGATTGCAGAAAACCTGCTCATTGAATCGCCCGCCGCGGTATCGCGCACGTTTGCGTAATACCTCGCCTTGCGCGATGAATTTTTTAAACCGTACTTTGCTGTCGGCGTGTTTATTTAGCTCGCCCTTTACCCCGGCCCCAACACCTACAGAGTCATAAATCAGCGTGTCGCAACCTTCTTCGGTCGCAATGCTTAAAGCCTGAACCGCTAATTGTGCTGGGTCGCGCGCTTGGAGCCTGACCACCTTGTAGCAGAAATGACCATCCCAAAGCGTAAGCACAGAATCATCGTCGCCATTGTCGGCAACATCTAAAACAGCGGTCTTAACGCCGGTGCGGCAAACTGTCGCCAGCGTGGAATCCGGCGCAACAAATAACCGCTCAAGGTTTCCGCGATTGACCACCGCCCCCGGCGCTTCACTGATGGGTTTACCCTCCCAAACGTTGTCATACTGGTCGGGGTAAAACTGCTTGCACGTTTGGCGCTCATCCTCCAGCGTTTCACCAAAATAGGGGTTGTCATACCAGTTAACCAACTCCACGAACCATTCATCTTTGCCATTGATGACAAAGCGCACATAGGTATCATCCCACGCATAATCAGGGTTGAACGTTACCCATATTTCAGCGCCGGGGCGGCGCATGGTTGGTAGTAGCGTTTTCCATGCGTCGGCGGAAATGGCGTGCGCCTCCTCAATCCAAGCAATATCAACACCCTCGATAGATTTCACGCCGTCAAGGTTCGATTGCAGGCCCATAAATTTAAATTCTGCGCCGGAATCAGCCGTTATCTTGGTCTTGGTGATGGTGAATTCAGACTCATAACCAAGGCGGCGGATTGTGTCGCTAAGCAACTGGTGTGCTGAGGCGTCGATTGATTTTTGAATGCGGCGCAGGCACAAAAAACGAAGGTCATACCTGACCGCAAATTGTATTAGCGCCTCCGCAACCATCCACGATTTGCCAGACCCGCGGCCACCATACAGGCATTTCACACGATGCGGGCCCGTCACCAACTCCCGCATGATGCGCCGCCTGTTATTCTCCTTTTGGGTCTGGCTCTGTTGTTCCATTTATTTCTCTGTAAATATCCGCCAATAGTTCGCGCGCTCTTACCTTGCCTTCCTCGGTAATCGGCTTGCTAATATCCACACCGGCCAAGGTCATTATTCGACCGGCCAGACGTTCTAAATCAAACCCCTCGACGGATAAGCCGTTGCGGGTGCGCTTAATATTCTTTATCCCTGCAAGGTTTAACTTGCTCACTGCTGCTGCGTACACTTCCGGCTCCAGTCTCTGCTTATCCAGTTTGCTGAGCTCCAAGAAAATTTCCGGCGCGGTGGGCGCCCGGAATCGCTCGGTTAAACTGATTAGCGTCTCTTGCCGGGAAAGCACGTCACGCGCGATTATTTGCCGTTTGTAGCTCTGAATTGCCTTTGAAATCTCTTCATTTTTTATAAGGTTTTCAGCCTGATAATCATCGTTGAACCCCTTGTAATCTCTGTCTCTTGACTTGGCGTAATGCGCCCCCGGTGTCTCACCGCCCGCAGCCACCAGCCTTGCAAAGCGCTCATCACGCTTGCTTAGTTTTTTAATCATGCGCGGCTCACCTCTTCTGCGTGGAGCATACTTAACATCGCTATCAATGAAAAAATCCGCACTTGTGGGAATCGTCGGGAATTAGGCATAAAAAAAGCACCCTATCGGGTGCCTCTATGTGTGATTATTTTTCTTTCGTTCTGATATTTCTCTGACTGCCTGCTGAATATCTTCCTCATCCCATAACCACTCAGGCCAGCAACACCAGCAAATAGGGTGCTCCCCTCCCGGTGGATGGCGCCAATCAAAGGCCATGCCATCCCGTGCTATATGCTCTGATAGCGCGTGTTCATTACATATACAGTGCCATCGGTAATAACGACGATAGGGGCGCATGTCTACATCAAGCCTTGCCTCTCTAAAATCCTTCTTTTTCTGGCATCTAATCATGTTCATGGCTTCGATACGTCTCTCAGTTATTTTTGTTAACTTAATGCTGCCGTCTTTTTTGACCCGAATGACCATGTGAACCCCACCGATTTTTGAATGGGTAATTTTATACTCACGCTTGACACAGATCTATGAAGTAGTTACCGTTATCGGCAGGTGCTCAAAACGCCTTTGTAGTCGAAAGCGGTCTTCACCCCGTCAGCGTGAATTTTTTATGCCTATTTTTTTGCTCTATCGGTATCATGCCGCGTGAGTTGCTGAATTATGGGCTGGAGTGCGACGAATAGCGCGCGTGCCTGTGCGTGAATAAGTCCGCCGACTTTCGACGGTTTTGAGCTCCAGCCCACCCCATCTCAAAAGTGGGGATTCAGACTCATCGAAAGGAGCAAACATCATGAATTCTGCACAACTTCCCGAACTCGCCACCCTGCTTGGCAGCATCAGCCATCTTATCAATGGAATGACACCCAATATGGAAAACAACAAGCCTGTATGCCCGGTCATCAATAATGCACCGGCTGAACCTGTTGCGCCTGCTGCTGCCCCTCAACAGCAGTTCAAGCCCACTTTGCCGGATGAGTCCTTTGCTAACGTCGAAGAGGCGTTTTTGTCCGTCTACAACTTGGTGAATAACCCGCGGCGGGATGAGTACAACGAGGATTTAGATTTTACTTATGCCAGCCTGCCCCAGATTCTGGACGCGCTGCGGCCTGTGCTGTTCTCCGCTGGCATGTACATGACCCAGAACCCAACGAAGAACGCAGACGGCGAACATGAGATTGTGACGGAGTTTTGTCACGCGCGGTCGCAAACGTCCAAGCGCTTTGTTATGCCGATGATGATGAAGAAAGACCGGCGTTTAGATGCCTGCCAAGAGTACGGCGCCACCATCACCTATTCCCGGCGCTATCACATCCTGTCGATATTCAGCATTAGTGCCGATTTGGATGATGCCGACCAAGCCGAGGCGAAGAAAGAGCGCCGCCGTGAAAAGCGCGAGGTTGAGCAACGCCTCAGCAAGCGGGAGTGGAAACCGTCTACCAGCGAGCGCACCAAAGAAGAATCCATTCTCAATGTGCTGGTTGCCAATGGCGATATTAAAGACCCGGAACTTATCGCACAGGCCAAGGCCAAGAATATTGCGCTGATAACGCCCGATGAAGAGGTGTTTATCAGCAAGGTGGTTGCCGACCCTGTGAGCCGCGACAAGGTTCAGCGCATCGCCGATAATCTCTTGGCCGAACGGCGCGACGCTGGCGAGGCGTTGCCGGAATACTCAGCCACTGAGGTTTACCGGCAAATCTGGTTACAAGCCTGTCAGATTGTTGCAGCCGATAACATTCAAGACCCCATCGCCGCCAAACGCGATGAGCGCCGCCGCAAAATACAAAATGGGGAAATCAATACCCATGTTGATGATGAGACAGAGCAACTAATTCAGGCCGCAATGAGCGCGGAACACCCTATGCCGCCATTCCCTGAACCTGAGCACAGCACTCAACCCGCCATTGACCTTACCGACGAGCACGCAGTGCTGATGCGTCAAAAGGTCATACTATGCCGGGAAATCGCCGCGGGCGATGGCACCGAAGAGGAAAAGCTAAAACTAATCCGCCAAGTCAGGTCGCGCGCTGATTTTACTTCTATGTCTGAAATTGATCTGATTATTGAAGGTGTTACCAATCCCGGTAAGCCTGCATCCCCCATCATGGAGGATGACATACCTTACTGACGGACGGCTATTATGTCTGAAAACAATTACGCGGCGCTCATGATGAAACGGGCGCCGACCAATTCCGAATCGTGGAATAATATTAAAGACCCCGGCATTTACCCTATCGCAGCAGGACACCCCAGCGCCCCCGATGGCGCCGCGGGTGTCTTATTCGTTATGCCGCCAAAATCTGGCGCCACTCAGGATTTCATTTCCACCAGCAAAAAACGCTACACACGCACCTTTAACAATGGCGCATGGCTGACTTGGTCGGTTGGCATGTTTGTTGGTGACTTTGGCTTTGGCGTCGGGCCTCAGCATAAAGCCGATGCATTCAGCGATGTGGCGCAGATATATCGCATCAATGCCTCCAGCGCCAGCACTCCCGGCGGTAGTGTTTATGGGGTGATTTGCCTCCCGTGTGATGGTGCTCCTTCTGCGGCATATTTAGCCGCTGGCAACAATGGTGAATTGCATGTTGGGCGTTCGACAACTGCATCTAAAGGCGTTGCGTGGAACCGCGTTTATACCACCGGATATAAGCCCACCACCTCTGATATTAATGCCGTAAATAAGTCTGGCGATAGAATGAGCGGCCCGCTAGGCACCACGTATGCTGATTCTTATCGTATTGTCTCCGGGCAATATGGCACTTTCTGGCGCAATGATGGTAACGCGCTGTACCTCATGCTGACTAACATCAATGACCAATGGGGCGGATTTAATAACCTTCGCCCTCTTGCCGTATCCACCAATGATGGTTCGGTAAATATTGGAACAAGTTTTTCGGTTAATCATACTGGTTACATAAACAAATCAGGCATTAACCCATATACAAGCAACGGACAGAATTTTAACCAAACAAACGGGCTGCATATCCAAGGGGCTGGAGATCAATATGCAGACATTTATTATCTTGAAACTGTAGGAAAATATGGCTCATTATCATTCCATATCCACGGAGGGGGACTGGATGCCTATCCGGCATTTAACAATAATGGTTCGCTTTCTCTTAATGGGAGCTGGCCAGCCATAAGCAACTCCGCCGGGACTACATGGCACCCAGACGGCAATGTCGAAGGCCCTCAATGGGGAGGCTACCTTAGCAACTGGCTGAATCAAAATATCTCGAATGCACAAAATAACGCGCAAAATTGGGCCTATCAAAACTTAGTACAAGGCGTGCGCCTGTCTGGTCGGACGGTTATTCGTGACTCTGGCGGGCGAATTGACCTTCCGTCAGGCTGTGTTTATACCGGTATGTCAGGCTCGAACTATAACCCCGATATATGGGCGGCATACTCTGCTGTTCAGGTGTTGATTAACGGCCAGTGGGCCACCATAGGAACCGTTTAATGATGAAGCACTTAAAAAACCTCAAGCAATACACCCCCGAAGAGCCAGCATTAGGAATGGCTGTCGCCTATCTCCGCGATGATGACGGAAACGACTGGTATGAACAACAAGAAGGGTTTTCAGCTAATACTGTGAAAATTGCCTACGACTCTGAGGGCATTATCTGGGCGGTTTCTCGTGATGTGTCGATGCTTTGGCCTGTTAATTTATCTGTTGTTGAATTGACCGCGAGAAATACCCCTAGCGACCTTTCCGACGCCGGGGAATGGGTCTTTGATGGAAAAAAAATTACCCGTCGCACCTATACCCAAGCAGAGTGCGTAGCTCAGGCCGAGGCAAAGAAAAAAAATCTTCTCACTGACGCCAACAGCAAAACGCAGGCGTGGCAGACGCAATTGATGCTTGGCATGATTAGCGATGATGACAAGGAATCATTGATTAAATGGATGAGTTACGTGCAAAAAGTGCAATCGATTGATACAAGCGGCGCGCCTAACATTACATGGCCCGCCTTACCCGCATAAAGCAAAAGCCCGGCAATCGCCGGGCTTAATCGTACTTATTTAGCTCATATCTCGGTGTTTTTCTGGATGATATTTTTATCGCCAGCACTGCAACCACTGCACAACCGCCAATCGCAAGAGCTAATACCATCCCTAACACGCTTAGATTTAACATCTTAATTCCCTGATGCTGACGCTGAAATTACGTTCTCACTGTACAAAATCATACCGTCACACTTCAAGCGGGTATGGCCGATCAATTATGCGTTAATTGATCGGCGTGAGCGATCAACTTTTTTTGATAAAGAAAAACCCGCATTACGCGGGCCTCTTGTTGTGTACCTCCCATAACTCCACGCCTACGGCTTGGCAAAAATCGGCAAGATAGTTTAATCCTGACCACTCCCGGACACCGCCACGCGCCGCCTCTACGTACACCGCCGCCTCAGTATTGCGACATAACCCAAATAAACGCCACTTACCCGCTGGGGTTCGCACCGCAACTATGCGTGAAAATAACCGCATTTCGTGAAAGTCGCGGAACGTTTTTTTCTGTCTGGCCGTTGCTCTCATATACAAACCTCAGCTTTGTTAATAACAAACCTATGATTTGTATTTTTCTATATTGCGCTGGTTCCCTGCAATTTTATCCCACAAGCGCTAAATCCCGGTCTGACGGTAGCGGGTTGGTGTAAATCATGCCGCTAATAATTGGAACTACTGACGTTTGCGCTTCATCCGTTCTCTTTAGAGTGATGGATAGCGCCCTATTGCTTTCCTGCGAGCCTAGCGGGGTGTTAGAGATCAATATCATGGTCAGCGGTATGATTACCTGCCCCGACTGCTCCAAACGCCGCCTGCGCCCTCCCAGCTTTATTTTTGGGGCAATGCCGGAAACGTTGAGCCCAAAGAAGTTGGCAGGCGCGGCGGCATCATGCGCCGTTGCCGGAATGAACAGCGCGCCAGACGAAAAACCACCCACGGTAAGCGTGAGCGCGGACAGGTTCGGCGGTGTATCCGCGAGTGAAACATCACCAAAGAAAATTTCCAAGTCTGCAACAACGCGCTGTAGCGGATTTTGAAATTTCATCGCCCACGCGCCAGCGGCGCCGCCGCCGAAAACATCCACCATTGTATGCTGATAAGGCAGAGCGTAAACGCTATCAACAGTATCGCGGGTTTCGTGCAATGTTGGTTGGTCTGGCTGCACTGTGCTGTTTGCTATCTTGCCGACCGGTAGCTTACTGATAGCAATCAACTCATCTTCTGTTAACGGCATTATTTCCCCTCCAATTTATTAAGCTTGCTATCTATTTCTTCTGCATTGGCATACAGCGTGGCAAAGATAAAATTCAACTCTTTCACTTCTACATCATCACCGAGGCTTACCGCCCCATCTGGCGCAATAAATGTTGGCTTGAACCCGTTATCCTGCTTGGTCTGGCTTGGCTCTTCGGTGCTGGGATAAGCACCACCACGCATCGGATAAACGCGCTTGATATAGGAAAACCTCTTCACACTGCCCCCTAATACCAGTACGTAAGGGTATATTTTGGTTCATAATTAATACCTTCAACCAGCCCAAGCGGACTATATTTACCTGAGTCCAGATCAAGCACCTGTGCGGCTTCACCAAAGACCAATAACACAATAATGACCTGCGGGGCCGTTCTGGAAGATTTGTACTGCACATGAAGGTTAAATGGCAGCATTTCCCCACCCGCCGTACAAGGCACCGCCTGCAATACACAATTGAAAGGCGGACGGCTGTCCTTCGCCGCTTTGTCTAATTCAAGGGTGGTTTTCCAGTATTCGCAAGCCCCCATATGTCCATGCGCGTTTGTGCCGCCCAATCCCGGGCCATAGCTGGACGCCCAGTTACCGCCCTTTACTGCTGCCTTTAATGTCACGAAAGATTTAACATCGTTAATGGCCGTTTTTTTACTCTTTAATGTTGAGCCGTCGAGCTGGCTGATTGATAAAATTTCCGTGCCTGTCAGTGATTGCGCCGCCGGTAATTCGCTATATGATTTTTCAGCCATTTCATGCGCCCTGCTCTGTGGTTAATTTTTCGCCAAATTCCGTTACGAGCACGGTTCTATTACTTGGTGATGTTCCTCCCCCTTCTAAAGCCGCCAAGCGCTGCTGCAATTCTCTGTACCTTCTGAATAGTTCGCAAAGTATGAAGTTAATATGCTGTGCCGTTATGGCATCACCAATGACCAGATTTCCTGCCGCGTCTATGTACGTAGGTACAAAGCCGGTTGCTTGCATTTCTTGGCTTGGCTCTTGTTTGTTCGGTGTTTCTGCATTTTGTGACGGATAAAAAATGTCACTTTCAGCCCAGCTATCCATTTACCACCTCTGCTTTTTTTACAGTGGCCAGCGTGTTTTTTGGCGCCACCGGCTCTTGAGAAATAACTTCATTGGTTGTTTGCCGCGTGAGCACCGATAAGCCAGCTTTCACGCGAATTGTTACCCCCGCCTTTACCCGGATTGCTCTTTGCGTGTGAACGTAGGCCAGTCCGCCCCAGACGCTTCGGAAGACGTTTCCCGGCATCATTGGGGCGTTATCTGTCATCGTTGCATTAGGCGGCGTTGCTGCGCTGTAGATGTCTGCGGCAAATGTTGCCGACACCAACGACTCTGGAAGCGATATGTTCGGCGCCATTTTGTTGCATTCCGCGTAAATCATGCGGCCAAGTGGTGCACGGTTGAATATTGCGCCAATGGCGCCATTCGCCCCGCCAGCCTCACCCCCAACCCAAGCCACTCCGTATTTTTGCGCTAGGTATGTCCCTATTGATGGCCTGCTTTGCGGTGATGTGATAGCGCTCGCCATCTCTTCTTGTAGACGGGATAAATATTCCTCATCATTCATGTCGCCGCGTGGCAAACCTACTTTCTCCCCCCATGCATCCAGCATCACACCGCGCGAAGTCGATACCCGAAATCCCGACTCTAGATAATCAATCGCAGCCTGAAACGCCGCAGAGTTTGCGCGCAAACCCGTTAGGAGATCGATGTTACGTTGCTTGCGAACTTTAGATGTAAAGCGCTGTTTTGCTAAATCGGCTGGTTTTACAATGCTCGGCTTCACTTTTCCCCCTCAATAGTGATTGCATCCGCTGACGTGACAGCCACAACCCCATCGGGAACACTTACCGTTTTACCTGTCGGGGAACTTTTCAACCCCACGGCCACATCTATATCCGTTAGCGAAGGAAACGCGGTCAGGAGCCGTGCATAAATCTGATTTGCGAAAACATCCCGGCCAACTGGAATGTTGGAGAAATAATCATCAACAACGGTTCGGGCGACGGTGTAGTAATCGCTTGGTTGCCCGCCTGTTTCGGCATCCCATACCGGCGCCGACAACGCAACGTAAATCAACTGATATTCACGGCGGCTGAAATACATCGTTTCCGTAACGTCACCGTCAGTGGCCGTGCCAAAGCTGGTTCCAAATGTTGCCGCCTCACCTGCTACCGCGTTCCATATAGCCTGCGCTACTGCATCATCATCACCACCAGCAACAAAGACCTGAACAGACTTCCCCGGCAATCCATCAGCGTTGGTTTCAATGCCGCGGTTAGTGTTGACCGAACAATACCCGACACCATCAACAGCCAAAACGGACGCCTTAATGCCCGGACGTGATGCACCAACACCGATGGATCGCGCATTTGCTCTGGCTTGCAGCCTGACCCGGTAATCATCATCCGACTCTATCAGAAAGCCTTTTGACCCAGCGGCAAGCGCCAAAATGTCATCGCTAATGACGTCGCCATAATCAACGGTCGGGAATTCGCTTTGAGACTGATAAAAGGCTGTCGCAGGCATACCCGCGCGAATGATGTCAAAAACATCCTCACTGAAAGCAAAAGTTGCTGTGGATGCGCCATCCGCATGAAACAGCATATTTCCATGCGCCGTTGGCATTGTTGACAGCGAAGTATTACCCGCGATAGCCAAGCCAAATAGCCGGGATATTACAGATGTTGATGTATCGCCGGTTTCAAAGTCAGTGGTGTAAGAAATGCCGTTAATGGTGATAACAAAAACGTTTCCGGCAACCAATGCGGAATCTTTAACAGCCAGAATCACCCCTGTTGACTGGTGCGCATCCCCAACCACCAATGCTGAAACACCCCAATCACCCTCAATACCTTCAACCGTGAAAGTATCGCCAGCATTGACTTGCTTTCCCTGCTCCAGCAGATAGACAACGCGCGCCTTGGACTGTGTCAGACCATAGCGGCGAAGCCCCATGCTCTCGCCGATGCCGTCTAACTGAATATTTTCAGCCATTGAGATGAAGAAGCCGCAAAATATCCACCCCATCGACTCGGATATTTGCGTATCATCCTCCGCAATTACGGCGATAAGCTGACCGATGACGGAATCGGCCTCACTGGATATGGTGCCCAGCAAGGATTTTAAAGATGAGTAAATTTCCGCCCTAAACTCTTGGAGCCTTGCGCCGCGCCACCCCGAATCATCTACCAGCTTCATTAATCGTTACCTCTTGCGATTCCTGCCCCACGTATACATCAAACGGGACAGACAATTTCCCGCCTGTAAAGGCAATGCGGTTTATTTTGATGTCAGTTACGCCCTCGGTTCTCACCCCCTCAGATGAAATCATTTTCCCGACGATTTCCGGCTCCAGTTTTTCACCCATGATGCCAAATACCCACGGCAAGCCCATAGACTCATCAAGCCACCACTCCCCGCGATTCATGCCAACCCTGATTTCGCACTGCTGCGCAATTCCAGTGACGCCACCATCAAGCAATAAATCACCGTTCTTGAAAATTACTCCGCTTTCGTCCTGCAAAATGTCCAGCATTAATAAAACCCCTCCACCGGAATCAAGCTATCAACCGTAACCAAACACCTACCGGCGCCAAGTGGTTTAACCACCTTTACGCATCCAACATCAATAATTCGCTTTCCGCGAGGCGTTGGCATAATGAGCGTTATTTTCTCCATTTCCTCTGGCTGGCCTGTTGCAATAAAAGTGCGGTTGCTTTGCCTTGCTTGGTTATACTGATGAGAATTTATGTTCATAATTTGCCACCTGCTCCACCCTGATAATCGACACCTGCGCATCAAGCGATTGGATGTCCACCAAATCATCAACGTCGAAACCTTCACCGGCATCATTTAGCATTTGTGCTAATGCGGCTTGCTGCGCCGTCTCATAAACAACGACTGAGTAAATGGGGCGAAAACCACCCTTCACACGCTCGCATAGAGCCATCAACAGCGGTAGCGGAGCATCGATAACCGGGATTACTCCCACGCGCACAACCTGCAACCCGCATCGCTCCGTAACCGGAATCACATCACCGATTGAATACTGATAAGTGGCATCACCAGCCATCAAGAATTCACCGCCACGCATGGCGACCTGTGCCGCATAATCACTAATCTTGCTCACTGATTCCCCCTTAATTAAAAGGCGCTGACGTATCCCCGTCGCCTGCGCCGTTTTTATGGTGTTGGTGCCCGCTATATTCAGAACCGCCAATTTCTGCCGACTGCACAGTAAGCTTTCCTCCCGAGCCAGTGCCGGTTCCAGTCCAAGATAAATCCCCCTCAATGGCGGTGTTTCCCTTAATATTGAAACCTGCCGGGGCAACCAATTTAATTTCGCCACCGCTCAATTCGATTTTTGCCTCAGCGCCGTTATCTAGGGTTATATTTTCCTCATCTATTAATATCTGCGCCGCCTGATGAAAAATGCGCACGCCTACTGAGTCAGGAAACGGATACGCTGAATCACTTGAAAATCCGCATAGGGCAACGCAACTGGATAGCGTTTTATGGTCTGGCGCTTCGTTATCGCCGTGTGATAACGCAATGATTAAACAGCCATCCCCCGCGCTAACCTTTCCAGACACCCCTGATTTACCGCCGCCCCATATCAGCGACATCAAGCGGACGCCTTCTATTTCTGGATAGCTTACCGGCTCGTCGTTATCTTCAAACACTCGCCGAGCGGAGGGCTTCACCGTACCAAAACCACCGTTAACCGAAACCACAACGCCCTCTAACGCAACAAGCATTCCGCTAATTTCCTGCTGAATCATGGCGTTAACCTGACTTACCCCCCTCACGAAATCACCCCCTCAAAATTTGATGTCCATGTGCCGGAATCCCGAGTTCTGAGGCGGTGCGAAACCTTGGTAATAGCAACTCGCCAACCCTGCCCCATAGATGGTGAAGAGAGCTCCACCTCTGAACCAACATCTATTCCCCGCGAAGGATTGACTCAAACGCCACGCCCTCGATTACACCAATTTGACGGCGGGCGCCTGTTGAGTAGTCAATCTGCGATTTAGGCGGCGGGAATTGGTATGTTTTCTTTTTGGTCTTGGTCTTCTTCTTATGGCGCTTTGGCGTGTAGGTTTTTAGCCTCGGCACACCAAGCAAGCCCGATGCGGGAGAAAAAGAGGCCATGCCTGCTGTGAGTGAGTCGCCAGCAGTCACAAGGATTGATTGATAGTGGATTGACCACGTCGCATTGAGTGGCTTGCACAGGCTATTCAGCACATCGCGAGACAATGCAGCGGCGCTAAGGTTCTTATCCAAGCGCAACGCCGCTGCGCCTTTGGATATTTGCACCCCCAACCCCATATCCTGAGCAACCAGCTTAATTGCATCGCTCAAAAGGCTGTCTTTTTTGAAGCTGCGCGCCGTCGCCGATGCCCTATAAGGAATGAGTGACTCATGAAGCGTGATTTCAAGCCCGTAGACATCAGCGGGCTTAACTGTCACAGCGGATGACACCTCACCTTGAAAGAGCGTTAAAAGCCCCTCGTCTTTATATCCAGCAGCCACCGAAACCACGCTACCGGCTACAGCAATCCGGTTTTGCGAGTCAGCGGTAATGCCCCAGATTGTCAGCGTTGCTTCGTTAGGCTCTGGCTTGTCGTCCCGGACGCATGAAAAATCCACATCCCCTTCATTAATGGTGAATGTGTCGCCGGTGGAGCAATTTATAGTTATTTGGAAGATTCGACCGTAGGCCATGACGCCCCCTTACTTACTGATTCAGGGGTAAGAGATCATTTTTCTAACGCCATTTGCAATTTCTATCCCACAAGCGGAAACGGCAAAAATAGCCGCCTGTGGGTAAATAGGCGCAAAATAGGCACCTGCACAAAAACGGTTAGTTGTCACTACCGCATTCAACGCCCGCCGTTACTGGCTTTATTTGTGGATATTAATTTTCATGCCAACTTTACGATGTGCAGCATCCATGATTGCAGCGCCAATAATTTTAGCTCTGGATAGATGTAACAACGTCATAGGCCAATTTTTAAGCCCACTTAGCGCACCTGCATAAAGATGCAAGCCCACACTTAGCCCGCACCATGACTGGCCTGAAACACATTTGAAAGCGAGTTTTTAATATTCTGGCCCAAACCAACACAAAACCATCGCCAGCGCCTGAACGCCAAAAACTAAAGGGTTAATAAAATATCAACACTGTGGGTAACTGGTCATACCTTATCTTTGTAATATCTTTGGTTTTATCCTACCGTCTGTTGATTCTTTTGAATGGTTAACTTCATGATACCTAAGGAGATCGATAATTGCCTAAATCTAAGTTTTTTGCCTTTTCCGTGCTCATTGTCTGTCTGCATCATATTGTTTTAGCTGCACTAATTCTTATCTAACTCCATTTTCAACCCGAGATCGATGTTTGTTACTGTCCCTTTATCTCAAATGTGTATTGTTGAAATAATTTGCAATCAAATGCCTTGTTTGGGTAGCGCATTCCCCATCTTTCAACACCCACTCCCGCTGTTATGTGTTTTATATCCTCATATAACAAGCTTCTATCTTGCTGATTTTTTGTTGATTATTCCCGTTGCAAACAATTGAATTTTTTACCGGTTGCAGGGAAATAAAATAACGCCCTTTTTTGTTCGTTTTTTGGGCTAAAAAACAACAATTTCGCTAACCTGCTGAATTTAATCATTAAATATATTTTTGCTTGATTCTTCATTGTGACAAGTCAATTTCGTTGACAATATAAAAAATAATGGCTTCATTTTAAGTTATCCACATAACAAATTCTCATCATTTATTTAACTACATTTAACATGGTTGATTTGTTGTTTTTTAACATTCTGTAAACACATCAAACCAGTTGATGAGACACCGCCGCCAATCGTGAGCGCAAAAAAACCGCCATAAAGGCGGCTCATTGCTGGTGGTTTCAATTACTGCACGGCGGTTAAGTATTCGTCAATGGCGTTACAGATGGCCTGTTTCATCTTTTTATATGGGGCATTCTGAATATATGTCGCTGGCACATCTTTTATTGAGTGGTTCAAAATCAACTCCATTGCCAAGTAATCTTCACCTCTTACCTCGCCATTAGTTCTGAATAGCTTTCTCAGGTCATGGCATCGCCACTTAAACCCAGCACGGTTAATATTCATCAGCAGTGCCGCGTAAGTTATTTCCTTTTTACCTAACTCCACCAGCCATTCGCTCACCATTCTGTAATGCTTCTCTGGTACTGGTAGCAGAAGGTCTGCGCATGTTTTTGTTGTTCTATCTGGAACAAAGATGCGCCCATTTATTATTGAATTTTGGTGAAGTTTTATAGCTTCACTGGTTCTAAAACCAAAGTTTATGATGAGCCGAGCCGCTTCTTTATATGGTGATTTAAGTGATTCAATTTGATTAACAACCTCTTTAAACTCATCAATGCTAACTCTTGATGGCCTTTGCATCGGTTTAAAACGCTTTACTTGCCTCCCTGTGTTTTTTGCCACCTCCCTAATTGCTGATTCAATTGCCTTTACTGACGCTGGTTTCATCGAGTCAATAGCAATGCTTGTATTCAATATCCATTTAAAAAGAGCCGCCAATTCATTCAATTCAGCCCTGATTGTTGTGGCCGCTTTTCCCTCTTCCATAAGTTTTCTGGCGTGGCGCTCCCAATATGCAGGATGGCCCGCCGCCCTGACGCCAAGAGATAGCACAGGGGCGGCGCTTTTGATTGACCACTTAACCCTAGACACGGTTGATGCCTTAAGGCGCCTTGACCGCCCCCTCGCCACGCTCAGCCGTATCAACTCATCAATCATCTATTGCTCACTCCTAACGGCGATTGCTTGACGAATTGCACGCGCCACTTTCATGTAGAGCACTTTGTTTTCAAATTCCTCTCTCTCTGCTCCCCATTCCAATATCGCAGCAACAAATCTCATATTTGATATAACCGTGCTAGTGACACCATCCTTGGTGTATAACTGCATCCATATTCCGGGCTTGATTACCTTTGCTTTCATAACCCCGAGCGCGCTTATACATGCGTTAATGGCGTACTTATGACGGGATAGCGTTTTATCACTCACCCCCTCAATTTTTGCGCGTTCGCAAGCAAGAGAAATCACCTCATCCACAAAATCCCTGCTTATTTTTCTGTCTCGGTATCCTGTTTTTATTACATCCATTATTCGGCCTTTTTCATTGGTAATTTGAAATTGAACGTTTGGGCTATATTAAATACAACTGATAAATTCGGGATTCCCGCCCAATCCTCGTAAGTTCTTAAGGTCTTCCTATCTATGTCAATCAGATTGGAAAATGCGCGTTTATCCATCCCTGATTCCTTTCTCAATTCACCACTTAACACCAAATCAACTATCTGACCAACGGTCAACTTTCTTGACTGCGATTTGATAAGCTCAACCTCTGCATTCTTCATGTTATTGCCCTCAATCTATTTAGTGTTATTCGCCTCTCCAAGCCACTGTAGGCCGGAAAAATCATATTATCACCGGCGTAAGTTGTGGGTAAATTTTTTCTCACCTTCACGAAATGCTTACAACGAAGCGCTGTAAGCCGTTGAATCCCTCTATCCTTTCGGCATATATTCCACGACGAACAGCTATCCACCCATCATCATCAGAAAGTATGAAGTGAAAAGCCTCGCCGGTATTGATTAAACGTTCAATCACACTTACCAATTTTTCAGACTGGCCCGCGCAGCTAATTATTAATGCGCGTTTCTTCCCGCTAAGAATTTTACCTACATCGACCTTGCTTACTTTCCATTTCACCTTTTGAATAATATGTTTACGTGGATTAAGCATCAGGTTGCCGATGGAGTTATCTGTTACAATTCCATTCTTATTTATCACCTCGCCAATAAGCTCACCATGAACCATTAGCCAAACAATATCTTTCATGGGGAAATATTCGCCCATTACAGCGACTGACGGAATACCCTCACGTACAGTGATAGCAACCTCATCACCTGCCTTTCCCTGCCCCTTACCTGCGTTTCTAATCAACTTGCCATCACGATAGGTAAAGAGCTCAACGCATTTTCTGTATAACCATCCGCTGTTAACCACCGCCTCCGAGCCGGGTACGTCGAATCCTGAGAGAAAATTGCCGAACATAGATACATCGCCATCAGCGATGGATTGAACGGCCAGCCTCATAGCATCAGGAAATCGCACCTTGCTACCTTTCAGCCTGTCGCGCGCACTCTGCAACACCGCACGATTACAACGAAAGCTAGTTGGTACATCATCAACATCATTTACCACCGGTCGCCCCTCAATCATTGATAATTGCGAACATCACTAACGCGAAGACAAAAACAGCGCACCCAAAACCAGCGATAACCAAAACCACCAGCAGCGTGAACCAATCCATTTTATGCGTACCTCTTTTTGTAACGGCGTAAAATTACCTCATCAGACCGGCCAGCAGCATCAATTAGCTTTTGCAGGCGTGGGATGCGTTGGCGGCATAGGGCGCGCAAGTGTTCCTTGTCTGGGCTGGCTTGGTTCATGGGTAAATGGACGCAATGCGATTTCCCACCGCCGACTTGCGAAAGGCGTAAATAGATCACGTCAACGCAGGCAAGGCGCTTTTCGCAAACATCAAGCTGAAATTTAACAGTCAATGGATAGGATGCCATGAGGGCTATAAACCTTTCTTTTTTCATGCATCCCCCTCGACTTTGAACCCCTGTTTTTTCAGCAGCGCTGCTTGCTCAATCCGGTTGGCATTCCAGCCTTTAACGTGGCCGGTGTCATAATCATCTTCACCCGCCCATAGTGTCCGCTCTTCGGTCAACCGCACCGGCGTAGCCAGCTTGGCTTCTGCGGCTTCAAGTCTCGCAGCCATGGTTTCCCACAGATCAGCGTTGCCACCGGCCAGCGCCACCACGCGCTTTTCCCGCTCTTTCAGGTCATCGATAGCCATCATGATCGACTCGTTGTCGGGATTGCAGCCCAGCTCGTTGCCGATTTCTTTGAACACCTGTGAGGCGTTTGCTCGGATGTCTTCCAGCTCGGCGATGCGCTGATCTGCTGCCTGCCGTTGTGAGCGTTCAATCCTCAGTTCTTCCATGGCGTTCTGGTAGTTCTGTTGGTTTGAATCGCGCTCTGCCAGCAGGGCGGAGACGTACTCTTGCGAGTAGAGGGCGCATTTTTGGTAATTTGGCGCTGGGTTGCAGTTAACTTCATCAGTGACAAATTTCCAGTCACCGACCCAGGCTTCGCCATTTGAATCAGTAATGCCTGGCTTCGTGTAACGGTAGCGCCACGCCACCGGCTTGCTCAGTTCGCTCAGCTTATTGCCCATGCCGGTATTCCTTCACGTAGTCCAGCGCCTTCAGAATGATCCAGCAGTAGAGGCTGAGTAACACGCCAGCGATGAAGTAACCGAAAGGCCCCGATACAGTGATTTTCATGGCAGAAACCAGCAGCACTGACGCTACAAAAATTAGTGTGCGAATCACACCGATGAATATGTTCATTGTTGTTTCTCCTGCTTATCCCACACCGCGTAAGCGCGCTCTTCAACTTCAACGCCGCCAGTGTTGCCGCACTTGTTGCATGTGACTTTGTCGCCCTCATACAGACGGAAGCCGCAGCCTTTTTCTGTCTCAACCTTGTGCGTCTCGTTATCGCATTTAGGACATGCGCCAAGCCATGAAATGTTAAGCGTTTTACTCATAATCTCACTTTCCCCTAACCATTGGTGAATGGGTAATATTTTCCCCATTTAGCGTAATGTAACGATTCCTAACTGTCTGCCATGCGCTGCACACTTCTTTAGCACGCAGGCAATAAGCCAATTCTCGTGGCTCCATCTTTGGCCTGATTCGGGGTTTCACGCTCTTGGGCTCATCTTCCAATTGCGGGGATGATTGCCGCGCTAGGCGCGTTTGGGTCGATTTTCTGTGATAGCACTCGTCAACGCTTACCAAATGCCACGTTTTGATTCTGCTATCGCCAAGCACTTGCATAACAGCATTTCGCGATACAGACAGGTTGATGATGCGGTTACGGATGGCGCGGCGCGATGTGCGGCATTCTGGATAAGCGGCGCGGACTGCGTCGATTACCTCGGATGTCTTTAACTTCTTACCAAGCATTACGGCGACAATATCGCGAGTGGTTAATACCCTTTCTTTTTCAGTCATGGGAGCCACCATTAACTAGCGATTCAACCACCTGTAATAGCTCAACCTCTGAACCATATTTGGCTGCAAAGGTCTTGGCGCCGCGATGAATGGCTATCTTTCCATTCATCCCAAGCCGGTGATGGTCAGGACAAAGCGGTAAAACCTGCTTCCACCCGGCGCGCTGTGCTGCACCTTGCCCCGCTCGGACGTGGTGCACTTCCGCTGGCGTCTCAAGCTGCCCGCTATCGAGATAACACGCAATACAGCCAAGCTCTACCACCGCCCGAACGTGCTTTTCATCTGCTTTTTTCATTGCACACCGCCTTTTAAATTTTCCTTGGTGCGCGCAATAAAAATCCCATTTACGCCGTTGAGAGGCGCAATGGTGAATGTAAATCCATGCTTAATGAGGTTTTGGATAATCAGCCGAACGGCTGTAGGAGCTACGGAAAGTTGGCTGTCTGCTGTTACCTCAGAGAAACCAAACTCATTGACGTGGATGCAACCCTTACCGGCCACACCTGATAAAAAAAACCTTTCATATATTGAGGCTAATGCGAACCTTACCCCTCTACCGGTCGCAAACCCACCCCTAACTAACGTACTGTTACTCATAATAACCTCGGAGCAAATGGGTAAAAAATGCCTCATCTGCTCATAACGGTTATTATGTTAAATTGAATTACTGGATACGCACCAGGGCCATCCCTGAGCATCTTCTCTCCTCACCTGCAGCTTTATCCCTCCGACATCTGTCTTTCTGCCAGGCTTGTTGTCATTCCATTAGATCGGATTTTAAACCAGGCTCAATCATCAGTCGGCGTGCCTTGATGAAACCGCATCTGCCAACCTGCCTTGGCTGTCAGAAGCCAAATCGACGAACGCTCTGTGCAACGCACGGCGTGGCCCTGCGCGTCACGCTGAAAACTTTTATACGTCAGCAATACGGCGCTATCACTGATTTGCGCCAGCTTAAAACCTTCGGCGAAAATCTGCGGATAATCCGTTTCCATCTCCAGCGCCGCAACGGTCTGGCGTTTGTCATAACGTAGGCCTGAGCGGCCAATCTCTTCAAAGTCTTCATGCAGCAATGCCGCGACACGCTTCGGATCGCAGCGCGTTGTTGGCTGGTGCAGTTCAACCTCAAGCGCCTGGATGTGGCTAAGCCACTCTGCAAAATGGATCAA